CTCCCGGAGAGATTAATTAATATATAGCAATTTAAGTCGTCTTATATTTTCTTGACTTATGTATTTTGCCATATACCATTGGATTTGTTATTGAATAATTGAGTAATTTATATTCCTTGGATTATGATAGATTTCTTATTTGCGTAGTGTCCTAAACACTATTGCATACTAAATGTTCTTACATAATTCCATACGATTTTTATTCTTATTGCAACAAAACAATGGATTTTTATAGTATAGTAACCACATATTATGTGATACTGGATATATCGTAGGTCGTCTTTTATATTTTCTTGCCCTATTGATGTTACTATACGCCGTGCTAATCATTGTAAACACGGTACTCAAAATTTGAGGAATACGCTCTCTATATTGACCGATTTTTGACTTGCGTAACAGTTAAACGTTATTGCATCTTGATTATACGATGATTACAATATACGATTGTAGCCTTTTCTCTTATGACATCAACTACAATGGAAATCAGCTCGTTGTTTAAGCTTGTACGTTATAAAAAGCTTGTTAGTTTGTTAGTTCCGAAACTCCTGCGTAGCTGAGTGGACGTTGCGTCCTATATTACTTTTTATTTTGAATGTCTGGAGTAATATTTGTAAATGCGAAGACTGGCCTTCGTGTTGATTGGATCGACAGGAAGGCCCACAGGCTCTTATGAGCGCGTTAGTTTGTTAGTTACAGACGCTCTTACGTAGCCGAGGATAAACGTTGCGTACTGTATTATTTTTTCTCTTCCGGAATAGTACTTTTAAATGCAAGGAGAAGCTTTTCCTGTTTTAGTTAAACAGGACAAAATATGCCGCCGGTATTTTAAGCCGCATCAGCCAACCAAGGAGGTGGCCGCGGGGTATAAGAGATCCATGGGGGTTTGCGACCCCCCAGAGTAGCTTCGAGCTGCAAGGGCCATGGGTACCAAAAATAAGGAGTTCACCTTTCAAAACAACAGGAAGCTTTGCCTGTCAAAAAGCAAGCAGGAGACAACCTGTACCAAAAACGCTCTTACTACGATTAGTCGTAGTAAACACTTTGAAATGTACGATTATTATCGTTATCGAGAAGTATTAGATTCTTTGAGGCGGAAGAGAATCGAGATCTCTCGTCAGATTTGCGCATCTGAGGAGGATATAGATGAAGAGTTTTTAGAGTATCAAACTCTCAAGTTCTTGACGCATGAGTACAACTATGTTAAACATCAGCGTTATGTACCGGCGAGATATCCAGGTCGGCGGGATATGATATCTATAAACCTTATGTCTAATTATGTAAGACGAGATATTGTCTTACAACAAATACCACAGTACTGGTATAAATTTCGGTCTAGTTTAGATCGAATTGATTATATTCAAGTGTATGATACGGATTATGATGCCCATTTTGGTTATCATGAAGATGCATTCAGTACAACACTTGATGCTATCAAGAATATCTCTCGAGGAGCAGTTAATAGTGTTCCCGAGAGAAATAATGAGGACACACAGGATGGGCCTGGAGATGTTCCTCGAACTGCAACGCCTAAACGACGTAGGCGTAAGAAACCCGTTTCAAAGAAGACTTTACAAGAGGCTAAGAAGATTCTTAGAGGCGCTGCTAGATTTAAATATATGTCTAAAGAAGCAGCAGAAGAAGCTCTTGGCGGTCTTGAACCTTCTGAAGAAGAAGAGTCTGATAATGAAACAATTGTTGATGAAGATGAGGAGGTAGAACAATCAAGTGGTGTGAGCTATAAGGACCGTATAGCTGAGCAATTTCAATTTGCTAAGGACCAGATGATTAAGATGCTTGACGAAAGAGAAGCTAATGGTGTTGAAATTAGATATGCAATGAATGTATTTAATGTACTATTAGCAGGGTACTACTGTACGGATGGGAATATCCCAGTATTAGCTAGAGCCCAGAATTTGTACAATTCTTTGGAAACTTTTTGTAGTTATATGTTGGATGTTACCTTAGTTTCATTAATTAAACTTATGAAACAACTGTTTGGTTATGCTAGGTCTATTAAAGGTAGCCCTATGTATAAAGCTTGGATGAATATTACAGGTAAGCAGAGTAGATCTGCAGAAACTGTAGTAGGTTGGCTTGGATTGTTAGAAACGTCAGATTTATTACAATCAGTTAAGGATATCATGCATTTTGCTATGATACATAAAATGACTGGTGATAATCGTATGACTAGTATGATCTTTGGCAAGCTGAGTTCTCAGCAATACCAGAGTATAACTATAATTACAGTTATGAAGTCATTTTTAAATATGTTTGAGTTGATGAATAAGTCTGTAAAAGATTTATTAAAGGAAGGATATTTGACTCCCGAAAGTTTATACTCTGGAAGTAAGATTAGTACTTTTCTAAAAGAAGTTCCTGTAGTTCTAAATACTAGTGTCACGATTGATAATATACAAAAAATATCTACTGACACTAAGAAATATATAGAAATGTATCGACTAGTGCATTGTGACGCAATTTCTTCTGGTAATAACTTAGTTCTAGGTAAAGTTGAACAATTTTACAATGCTCTACTTTTAAGAGAGAATGAACTAAGAGAGATTCTGAGTGGACAATCGGTTGATGTTGCACCATATGTATACATGGTTAATGGAAATAGTGCAGTTGGTAAAACAACGGTAGTTGAGTATATATCTTCTGTAGTTAAAGTTGCTTATGGTATAGATATTAATTTACCTAGCACATACATCATACAGAATTTGCGTGGAAAGCCATGGATGCTAAATTATCATGAATTTACCAGTGCCGAATGTCGCTTTGATGATATGGGCCAATTTACTGAGGACCCGGAAGGTATGACATTGTTCTTACAGATTTCTGGTAATCTTGTGACCTGTGCGCCAAATCCTGAAGCCGATAAGATGGGCAAACATAAAGTTAGACCAAAGTTGGTCTCAGTTACTTCTAACGTTGGTGATGTTAGTATGAAGTCTAAATTTTGTTTTGCACATCAAGATTGGCGATGTCCAGCTGCATTCGCTAGACGATTCCACTGTATTGTCGATGCTCAGTTGCGAGATGAGTTTAAAGATGCCAATGGTGCTTTAGACAAGACTAAGTGCAATAGTGTTCAGGGTATGGCAGATGCATGGCTGATAACCATATACGAGCCAATTCTACAACCACTAGCACCGGGACAAAAGTCGTTTGAGCAGGATGTTGTGTTTAATCGTGTACGTGATAAAGTCTCTATTTTTGAAGCAGCTGTATTTATCAGACAGCATGCTCTTGGTGTTCGTAAACAGCAATTAGACATGATATCTAAGTTGAATGCGCCTAAGGATATTAGTCAATATGATGTATGTGAACACAATACAATTAGAGGTGGGTGTCTTAGATGTTACAATCCGCAGGCAATAGTCTCGGCAAGTATGACAGAATGTACCGAAATAGCGGAACCACACTTTGAAAATCACTTTCGATATTACCATTTCAGGCTTAAATTCTGGCATTTTCTTGATCTAAGGATGCTTAGACAGAAAAGCCCATATCCTAATAATCCATATAGGATGTTATATCATCGGAGACACCGTATACTATATAACTTTTGGTGTGGCTATACGAAAGTAATGCCTAAACCTATGGTGTATGGAACTATGTTTACTATTCTACTTTGTTATGGTATGTACCTAAGAGCAAAAGGTGAGGATGAAACATATGTTCAAGGTGTTCAAGAAGATATAAGGTATTATATAAGGAGAGCTGATAGGAGAGCTGGTCATTGGTTAAATACATCTCCCGCTGCACAGGCTGGCTTAAAAACTGTATGCTTTGTTATTAGTTGGTCGATAAATTTTCTAGTTTTTTATGGTTTAGGTGTCGGCATAAAGAAACTAGTGACAAAGAAAGAGCCTAAAGCAGAATCTAAATCACGGGATACGTTTATTCCTACTGCGCAAGACGAGCGTAATTTGGAGGTACGCTATCGTGAAACCGAGTCCACTAATACAGTACAAGTGCGCAATTTAGCACTACGTGATAGTACACTTCCTAATAATGCCAATCAACTAGATGGCATGATAAGGGATAATGTATTTTCTATCAGTATTGAAGTAGGTGGTGTAAGGCGATGTAATATAGCCATATATGTGCATGGACACATTTGTATGACGGTGAAGCATATGTTTCGTGGTATAGACTGGACAAAGGGAGAACAGTACAAGTTAACTTTTCAGAGTTTTGTTCGAGATAAATATCACAGAGACCATACTGAAGTATTAACAGGACAAAATTTCTTCTTTTTAGAGGATAAGGACGTTGTGTTCATACGCACTGTAACGTGTAAGAATAAGTCTCGTATTAATTTGTTTCCAGATGATAAGATGTTAGCACAATCTTATTATGGTAAAGCTTTTATAAAGCAATATTATCATAGGACCGATTTTGAAGTTACAAACCATGATATTATGGTCGGACCTCAAAATTCAGTAACCTATCAACTTGGGGCATCTAACGATACATACACTGTTAGTGACGTCTATACGGGTGAAGTACCATGTAAGGATGGGAATTGTGGGTCTCCTTTGATAGCAAGTGAATTACCAAAGTGTTTTATCTTGGGTATAGTCGTTGCATCAAATAAAACCAATGATAGTACTTACTTCCAAGTTGTTCGCAAGTCGGAAGTTTTAAATGCTATTAGTCAGTTGAATACACAGAACAAAGACTTAGGAACCTCTAGGGCGCTTGAAATGCCTATATTTACAACTGGGTATGAACCTCGTATAAATAAGAAGTCTGAGTTGTGTTTTGTTGAAGGTGACGCTGTTGGACATGTCAATATTTTAGGTTGTGTACCGAATCTTCGTGGACCACAAAAACCTTCAATGGTTGAACCTACAATGATTTCCCCAATTGGGGATCTACATCATTGTGGACCGGCATTGAAACATGGCATCTATCGCGAGTTAAACGCGTATTATAAACCTTATTGGAATATGATTGAATTATCTACGGAGAGTCCAATTGTACCTCTTGGTTCTCTTAGAATCTGCGGCGAAGATGTTTTTGATACTTTTGTCAATAATATCGGAGTAGATTACATTAAGGATAATGTTAAGTGTTTAACGATTGAAGAAGCTGTATTTGGGTGCGATAGTGTTGCTTATATTAATAAGATAAATGGGAATGCCTCTTCTGGGGATCCTTTTTATAAGTTAAATAGCACATTCTACGATATGGAGACTCGTAGTGTATCACCAATTTTGGTTGATCAAATACATACATTGAGACAGCTAGCAGTGGCTGATAAGTCACCGTGTGCAACTTTTAATGTTTTGTTAAAAGATGAAGTCGTAAAAGTTAGTAAGAGATTCAAACCACGTCTCTTTACTGGCGGTAGTTTACCTCTGCTCATATTGTCTAAACAAGTATTAGGCTCTATTTGTAGACTAATCATGTTAAATAGAATGAAGTTTGAGACTGTACAAGGTCTCAATACTGAATCTCATGAATGGCATGATTTATATTTGGCACTTACCAAATTTGGTAAAAGCCATATAGTAGCTGGCGATTTCTCAAAATTTGACAAGAAGGTACATAAGTATGCTTTGCGATTGGCATTCTGGGTATTGAAAAGATTGTGTGTTCTATCTGGTAATTACAGTGAAGACGATTTGGCTGTAATTGACTTAGTAATAGACGCTATAACTGACCCAGTTTACAATTTGTATGGTACCTTATTTATGTTGCCATGTGGCGAACCTTCAGGTCATTTTTTGACAACCATTATTAACTCAATAGTGGTGTCCATGTACATAAGAATGGCATGGTTTCATGAGTATGGCTCTGTTAGAGAGTTCAGAGATGAGGTTAGTTTATTCACAATGGGTGATGATCACATAATGGGAGTTAGAAATTCTCATTTTGGATTCAATGTGATTAAACAGAAGTTAGGAGATTGTGGTATATTGTATACCGGTAATGATAAAGAGGGTAATGATCCTCCGAATCAGGAAAACATAGATAATTGTGACTTTCTTAAGAGAAAGTTTGTATTTCAAGATTATCCGTTTCTCAAATATGGCATTATGAGTAGCCCAATTGAGATGTTGACGATATCCAAAGTACTTAATTACTATGTAAAAACTAGTGCCATGACTAGTCTAGAACATACAAGAGAGTGCGCCTTTAACGCACTTGAGTTTTTAGTTCATCATGGCGAAACTGTGTACAATAATATGGCTCCTATAATATTTGAAAAGATGTGGCGGATAGATAGGAGTTTTCCGTACACATCTTATGAGGCCTTATGGGACAAAATAGCTACTAGACGGGCATATAGTCTAGGGTTCACTACCGATAGTGCTGTTGACAACGACCAGTCTTCTGATAACATGGCACGCTCAGATGAGTTATTTTTAAGTAATATGGATAATATGAACAATAATAGTGGGGATGCCACATTAAACACATCAACACCAATAAAAACTGGCGACATGAAACAAAATACTGTTTTTGTCGACAATGCGGGTATTGTTACTAAGACGTACCCGAAAGGAAGTCAGGATGGACTATTGTGTTCAATCCAACCAATGTCTGAATTGAGTGAATTTTTTAGACGCCCTCTTAAGATAGCGTCTATTGAATGGAAGGGCACTGATGCTCCATTAGATAAATTATTAGTAATAGATCCGTGGGCATCATGGCTGTCAGATTCACCTATTCAAAACAAACTCCAGTCTTATAGAAATTTTCGAGGTAATATGCACATTCGAGTTGTTATTAATTCAAACAAGTTTTATTATGGTACAGTCGCTATGTACTATGAACCTTTGTTTTCATTAAATACGCAACAAGTTAGGAGTGTATATACATCAGGATCTCAATGTCCTGGTGTTCGTTTTGGTACATCACATAATTTCTCACAAGAAATGGAGTTACCATTCGTTTGGATTTCAGACTGGCTGGATTTGACTTCCGCATCAACCGGAACTCGTACTCCTGGGCGTTTAACATTCCAGGTTATTAATGAGTTACGAAATATCAATGATTTTGCTGTTGCTACTGATAAGGTAGAAATATCAGTGTACAGTTGGATAGAAAATATCCAGTTATCAGGACCATCTTCTGCTGACATTTTGTCACAAGCTGAAGAATCAGAATTAGATGAAGCGAGTGGAATTCTGAGTGGACCAGCTACTACTGTAGCAAAGGTATCTGGTGCTATTGCAAATAGTATGGGTTCTAATTTGATAGGTAGACTTGCTAAGTCTACACAAATTGGATCTTCTGCTATGGCTAATATAGCACGATTATGGGGATTTTCTCGACCCCCTATAATCGATTCTAACAGTATGATGAAACAAAATCCATTTGGTAATACTGCTGTGTGTCTCGGAGGAGATCCAGCAGTAAAATTAACAGTAGACCCAAAGCAGGAATTAACAGTGGATGGTACCTACTGCGGCTTAGATAGCTCAGATGACATGACAATCATGTCAATCGCATGTCGTGAGTCGTATATAGGAACATTCCACTTCACTACGTTTGATAATACTGGAGTTAGGATAGCTCATTGGCCTATAAGACCGATTATGCCTACTACAGTAACAACAACAATAGCTGATTCTGCTATGGAACTACCAGGAATAACATTTGCTAGCATTCCATTTGAGTATTGGCGTGGTTCAATTGACTACCATTTTGAGGTAGTATGTACACCTTTTCATAAGGGAAGAATAAGGATTGTATATGAACCCACATCAACTGTACTCACGGGATTTGCTACAAATAAAAATTTTCAACATGTAATAGATATATCAGAAACCCAAGATTTTACTATACGAGTAGAATGGTCTCAGTATGATCACTGGAGAAGAGTGAATGCATCAGACTATCTGCCCGTAAATCAGATTGGAGTTACTGATTACCATATTCATAACACCACCTTTAGTAGTGTAACAGATAATGGTAATTTATCTATCGAAGTTGTTAATGAGTTATCAGTTCCTGATAGAGCTGCTGATCCCTCCATAAATTTCGTGTATATAAATGTCTATGCTAGTGCCGGGCCTGATTTTCAGTTAAACGTGCCCACATCATTACCTTTGAGTAATTTAAAGGCATGGCCTCTTGGCGCTGCATCATTAGAAGTTGTATCACGAACAATGGAGGATGTCGTAGTTCCGCAAACACAAATAGCGGACTCGAATGAAGAATGCTGTAGTAGTGTTATGACAGGTCCTACACCAGATGCTAGTCTAATTTACTTTGGTGAAGTGATTAACTCATTTCGTACATTAGTGAAAAGATATACATTTCTGGTAGCAGTTAGGCAACCTGATCCTTCATCTACACAATCAGCGACCTTGGCGTTTCGCACAAGGATCCCCCGATTCCCGTTTCTTCCGGGATATGCCCCAAACGGAGTTTTTACTTCCGGATTAGGACTAGTAAATGTCGTAGGTTGGACATTTGCTAGTTATCTATCGCTTGGGTATGCAATCGAGAGGGGTACAATGCGATACAAGATGTTATCCTCTAGACCAGGAAATGTAGGTATGGTAGGTCGTGTTACACGCTCAACTGTGAGTTATAGTGGCACTACGACCGATTATTACAAGACATCAACCACCAGTGAGTACCTACTGACTAATTCAGTGTATGCATTGAACATTAAAGCTGTCGCTGACGGCTTTAATAGTGGAAATGGATCATTTCTTCTAGATTTTAACTCTCAACCCGGTGTTGAGTTTGAAATTCCCTATCAAACCAACATGCGATTTCGTCCCGCTGGAGATCGAAATCAAACACTTAATTCCAGGTATGGAAATAGCTCTGCTATATTTGACCAGATTGCTGATGTAAACCTTATGGGGTTTTCAGGAGCAGCTGGTCTAAATGATGTGAGAAGAGAAATTTTCAACTACTATTGTGCCGCTGGAGAAGATTTTTCTCTGCATTGGTACATTGGACCTGCAATTATATATTCATACACCTTTTAAGGGGGGTGTAGCTTTACTCAAGTTATAGAGTACCGTTGCGACGTATGGAACGGGGGTAATTTTACCTGAGACGGCTTATGTAGCCATTTAAATTTTAAATGTAAGCTGTCTCGTAGACAGCATACGTAGATTTTAAATAGTTACATGCAAAAGTGACCGGCATAGTGGGTTTTAACACAAACAACTTTCCCACATATAAAAATACTAATCGTTGGCGACGATTACCGGTGTTTGAATTGCAATAAGCAAGACGCGTACGTAACCC